GGAGAAGCTTTCTTAGAGTCAGTAGATTCTGATGTTTATGGAGGGGGAAGCTAATGGCAACATTTACCGACTTTACAAATAGACTACCAGATCCTAATTGGGGGCATAACGAAGCTGGGGACGGACACGCAACAAGCTTTACAGAAGGTCCAGGATTTGCTTCGGTTAAATTTACAGCAAATCAACCTGTAGCATTTTCAAGAACAAATAGTGGTCGTGTAACTACAAGATCGATTGTCGGTCATCACTGGAGTATAGGTATTACATATAACCCTATGACTCGCGATGAATTTGAACCAATTTACAACTTTTTACTTGAAAAAAGAGGACGACTTAAACCATTTTTTGTTGCTTTACCACAGCATGTTACAACAAGAACCACAACAAGCGGAACAATTTCAGTTCAAGGAAGTATAAGTGCAGGAGATTCGAATTTTTTAATAGATGGAATGGATAGTGTCACTGGTGGATTACGTCCTGGGGATGTATTCAATTTTGTAGATGGTGCAAATTCCAATCATCATAAAATTTATAAAGTGGTAAGAGTCGCAACTTCAACGGACAAATTAGCTTCAGATAGCGCTTTAAATACTTCTGATGAAAGAAGATTATATGTTGTTCCCCCAGTAGAAAAAGATGTAACAGATAACTCAACACTTGATTATGGTAGTCCACTTTTCCGTGTAGTACAAAAATCAGATGTTCAAGAGTATTCACTCGGAACAAATAATTTGTATACTTTTAGTCTTAATTTAGAGGAGGCTCAAGCCTAATGACAAAACGTTCCGTACCAACAGCTATCGAAGAACTTCTTGTTAGTAACGCTGACTTTGAGTATGCTCACCTTATAAAATTCGAAAGACCTTCTAAACCTGACCCAGATACTAAAGATTTTCGTACAAATGCAAACCGTTATGCTTATTTTACAGATGCAAGTCGTGATATAAGTTTCAACGACGCAAGTACAGACCATGATGGAGCATCAAATGGTGCACAAATATATAGAGCAAATAGAATAAAATCAATTGGTTCATACTCAGAAACAACAGCACCAAGAGCAACAAACATGGCTCTTACAATATCAGGAGAACATCTCGGAACTTCTGTAGCTGTAACAGGAGATTTTTCAAATGCAGCTTTTGCACTAGACACCACATTCTACAAAGGAGATATAATAGATCTAGTAGAAGAAGGATTTCGTGAAGGCGACAAAATAAAAATAACAAAAAATTCAGGAAACTTTTCTACAGGAGTTAGTAATGTAACTTATATTATTACTGGTTTCTCAAATTCTAACAGAACTTTAGCACTCGCTTTAACAGGAAATGATTCAGACGATACAACAACTTACCCCACCGACACTAATGCAGACGTAACCATTTCTTTAGAGATAGGCGAACTCTCAGCAATTCTTGATGATAAACCTACTTTAAATTTAGCTAACCCATCTTTTCTCAATCGAGAAGTACATATACATAAAGTTTTCATAGATCCAGAAACTGGAGATGTAGTCGGAAATGCAAGTATTATAATTTTCAAAGGAATTATTGCAGGGTGCAACATTGTTGAAAGTTCTACCGCAAGTAATGTTAAATGGAATCTCACAAGTCATTGGGGAGATTGGGCAGCAGTTGGAGGAAGAATCACAGTAGATGATATTCATAGAGCTTTAGATGGCAAAGGAAAACCAGATGCTGAAGTAGCTTTAAAACCAGAATATGTATCTGATCTTGGGTTCATACATTCAGAAACAACATTAAATGCAATCGCCAACTATAAGACTTATGAAACACGACAAGTTACACAAGTAAAAGATCGAGGAATAGGACTTACTCAAAAAACAATAGTTAGAGATGTAACCGATGAAATAGATAATGAAGTTGATCTAAATATAGGACTACAAGGCAAATACTTACCCGTAGTTTATGGAGTACGAAGACTAGGAGGAATACCAGTTTTTGCGGACACAGACAACAATGATTCAAAAATAGTTTTTATTGCCGACGCAATTTGCGAAGGAGAAATCTTTGGACTATATAATGTATATATTGATGGAGTACCTTTAGTATGTACAGATCAAAGTGACTTTGGTGTAAGAAGTGCAGCATCAGGCACTGATAAAGACAATAGTCAATTACAGTGTTATGGTAGAGGAGATATAGGTAATACTATTGGTGGAGTAGAATCTTCAACAGTTGCTACTTCAAATTCAACTTTTACAGGCAACTTTCAAGACAACTTAGCATTGAATATGGATCCAGGACAGGCAAATACTTTAAGAGGGCAGCAAAGAGATTCAACACATTATCATTACCCAACTGTTGGTATTGCAAATATACCTGCTCTTCAAGCTACTGATGCAAGAGGATTACAACACGGAGAATTTGCCCAAATTGCTCATCCACATTCTATGTCTTTTTCTTTTTTCAAAGGATCAAATTCACAACAGGCTTCATCACTTTTAGTTAGTCAGGCAGAAGGAACAGGATTTAAAAGACAAAATGATTATTATGAAAGTGACATACCTTACTGGAGTCCTGATCATAGGTTACTCGATACAGCTTATTCTGCAAATGCTTTTGTAATATCCGCAGACCAAACAGAAGTACCAGAAATGGAATATGTCGTACGGGGAAGAGTTATTGAATGTTTTAATTTTGATAATTCATATGTACCTGATAGCGTACTTGGGGCTAGTGATGCACATACAAATTTTAAAGAAGGCGATAATGTAACTGTTCAAAGAAGCGCAAATGGAAGTACTTGGGAAAATACAACTGTAGAAGGAAACTCTTCAGATTCCAGCTTTAGAATACTACACAAATATATACTAACAAATAATGATGGAAGTACTCATTACAGATTACTACTTGATCAAACTCCTGACTTAGATGCAGTTGACGGATTACCAACAAAAACATATTTAAGATTAAAACAAGATGGTGCTACTAATTATTGGCACATGAGAACATTTAATCACAGAAACTTAACAAATAAGTCTTTTGCCCTTTATGCTCAAGCCCCTGCTTCCGTTGCAAAAAATGGGAGTGATGAACTCGTATTTACCATGAGTAATGTTACAGATGCATCAGCAAGTCCGCCTACTAAATCTTCTGATTTATTGAAAGCAGGATACACAGATGAAATTGCTAATAAACCAGGGCTTGCAACTTATAGTGTACTTATTAATAATTGTACCCAACTAAATCATTTAGCAGAAAATCAAAACAATAGTTTTGTTGGAACTTGGAGCGGAGATGACNTAACACTTAAAGGATTAAAATTCAGCGGTGATGTTAGTAGTATAACAAATATAACTTCAGTACAAATATACAAAAATAGAAACTTTTATATGGGAGGATCAGGAGCACCTTTTGATGGCTATAATTCAAATTCAGATTTTACAGGAGCAACAATAACTCTAAAAACTCCAGCTGGGGAAGAAGAAAGAAGAGTTACAAGCTATACAGCAAATGAAAAAAGAATCGAAATTGAATCTCCGTTTAAGTTACTACGAGAAGATTTTTATGATGCAGGACAAGTAAAATTTGATATATCAGGAGTACAAGGAGATCTTAGAGCCTCTATAAACCCAACATTACAACTACTTGATTTTATGCGAGACATACGGTATGGAAAAGGATTAGATAGAGATAAAGATATAGATTTAGCCTCCTTTATAGCATCAGCAAAAATATGTGAAGATAGAGGAACAGTAACATATGGAGTAGCAACTACAGATAATATAGCTGTAGGAGACTATTATAAATTAACAGATGGAAATGGAAGCAGTGGAACCCATATTGCTTCTGCTAGAATTAAATCAGTAGATACAACAGGAAAAACAGTTACATTTGATAATATATCTGGTAAATTTGTAAGACTATATGGTAATCATATAAACTATGCAGATGATGAATATATTATTGCAGACACTAAATTATTTCAAAAATCTGGAGCAGGGTACTTAACTGCAAAACCTGTACATGCTAGTGGAACTACTGCTGGCTCAACAGCTATTGGTGGGGGTATGATAACTCTTACAAAAGAATCAGGCTCAGGACCTACTAATATTGCTTTAAGTCTGACTTCAGGAAATACAACTGATTTTTTACCTGAATATTCACTTTATGACTCTGATTTTATTAAATACTGGAGATATACGGGGTGGGAGCATCACAAACAATGTTTTGTAACTAGACACCAAACAAACTTTATTATAGATACTTCAAAATCAATTTTTGAAAATATGAATGTATTCTTATCTCATATGAATGGATTACTTTCTTATGAAGCAGGAAAATACGTTTTAGATATAGAAACAGGCGCTACAACTCCTGTTGAAAATAAAACTTTTAATTCAGTAAATTACGATTGGAATGTAAATCCAGAATATATTGATAATAGTGATATAATTGGTTCACTAACTTTAAATGATAACTCAGCAAGAAATGCTAAAAATACTATTAAAGCAAGTATTCCTGATCCTGCTACAGGTTTTTCTTCACGAAGTGTATCATTTTTTAATAAAGAGTTCTTAGAAGCAGATAGAAAAGTTGTAAAAAGTGGAAACTTATCATATACTGGCATAACAAACTACTATGCTGGAAGAATGAATACAAAACTAGCACTAGTAAAAAGTCGATTTACAAGAGAGATAAATTTTAAACTTGGACCGAAAGGACTTTTATTAAAAGCAGGACAAGTTATTGCTCTTTCATACACACCATTTAGTTTTTCAAGCAAATTATTTAGAATTAATAACTTAAATTTTAATCCAGATTGTACTGTAACTGTAAAAGCAACCGAGTATGATGATAGCATATATGTAATTGACGCAGCCAGAGCTTTAGAACTAAGACAAGAAGCCGCAACACAAGGAGCACTATTATCTGCGCCTTCAGCCCCTTCTTCTTTGGCAGCAACTACAAATAAACCAGGAACAGTTGTTTTATCTTGGAGTAATCCTACAAACTTTATTGACGCAAGTGATGATATAGAAGTATGGGCATCTACGGATAATAATAGATCCAATGCAGAATTAATTGCAGTAGAAGATAATGCAGAAGTATACCCTCATTTACTTTCTACTGCAGCAACCAGGTATTATTGGGTACGAGTTCGAAGAGTTTCTAAAAGAATGCGAGAATCAACGATACTACATTCAGCTTTTCATCCAACAAGCGCTACAGGAGGCGTAGAAGGCAAATCATTAGTTCTTTCACCATTAGTACAATTAAACATAACAAGTATGATTGTAAAATTTGATGGAAGTGGAGCTCTTACTCCTTCTGGTACTGCTCAAGATCAACTAGTTGATGTAACACTACAAAATTTATCAGCAACTCCCACAATAGCACTACTAGAATCAAATGGAAACAGTCAAAGTGATGTACAATTTACAACAGGTGCCACAAGTATAAGTGGTACTCAAGCAACAATAGATGCAAGTACATTTAGTTCTACTTCTAGCCCAAAGGTATGTCGAGTAACTGTTACTGAAGACGGAGTAAACTATATTTCAAATATACCAATCGCAGTTATTTCCGCAGGAGCAGGAGCAGATGGAGCACCAGGACCTGCGGGTGTTCGTGATGGTGGAGTATTTTCTTTTGAAGAAGCTGCCACAAGTGGTTTAAGTGAAGCAAATGTAACAAGTTGGGTAGGAACACTTACCGATGCAAATGCAAATGCAGTAGCAGCTCTTGTTATAGCAGCAGCTAGCGATAGTACGATACGACCAAATGATAGAGTAACAATCATAGATGCCTCTCTCCAAAAAACAGGAACAAGAGTATATAATGGTAGTGCAACAACTTCAAACACAGAGGCAGATGCAGCAGACTTTAGTTCCTTAGTAGTTGAATATTTTGACGGTTCAGTCATTGTTGACGGCACACTAAGTGCAGATAAAATTACATCAAATACAAACTTTACAAATAATTTAAGTGTATCAAGTGCATTAACACTTGGTGCAACTGGTGGAACAGGAGTATTTAAGACTCCTGGAAAAGACAGTTTTAGTGATACAACAGATGGTTTTTATTTAGACACCTCTGGTAATTTTTATTTAGGAAATGCAACAAATTATTTAAAATATCAAGCAGGAGGAACAGTAAGTTTAGCAGGAAACTTCTCACTAGCAGGACCACCAGGGCCTTCAGGCTCAAACGGCTCAGATGGATCAGACGGCTCTAATGGTTCAAATGGAACACCAGGTTCAAATGGTACTCCAGGCTCAGATGGTAACCCAGGAGGAACAGGACCAACAGGACCAACAGGACCAACAGGGCCAACAGGAGGAACAGGACCTCCAGGTAATGCAGGTTCCAATGCAGTTATGTCTGCAATTCACTACATACCATTAGGGGATAATAATGCTCCAACTGACGCAGAATTTAATGCAGTTGCAGGACGTAATCCAATTAATGGGGATGTTGCAATCGTTGTTGTTAGCGGGGGTGAATCAAAATCTTACAGGTATAGTAGCGGTTGGTCACAAGTAACAGCATTTATTAATGGAGACATGGTAGTAAGTGGAAGTATTACTGGTGATCGTATTGATGTCGATACTTTGCAAGTTAAAAACTTTGCTAATGTAAGTACTCAAATTGTTAGTCATTTATCTTCAGGAGCAAAATTTGCTTTAGGTAGAGATGGTTCAGCATACGTTCAACGATCAGGAACTTACACAGGTAGCAATGCCTCATTTGTACCAGTAACTATTACAGATGTTAGAGATAACGCAGGTTATGTAGCAATTTTTTCAGGAGTATTAGGTAATGTTAATGGCGGCAGAGTTCAATATTCTCTTGATAATTCTAATTGGACTAACGCAAACGGAAATACAAATATTTACTGGAACGCAGGAACTTATAGGGGTTATACTTATGTTTATACTGGGCAAATATCAACTTTGTCTACTTCACAATCAACAGTATACTGGAGAGTTTATTTCTCTGGTGGGTATAACCATACTCAAATGGCTTTAAACGTAATGATGGATAATACACGATAATGAATAAATTTACAATATACAAAACATCTAATGGAGAAATCTTATATAATACAACCACAGATACGCCACAAAATCAAGTTGGCTTACAATCTGGAGAAAGTATACTAGAAGGTTTATACTCTGCTAATGAATATGTAATAACAGACGGAGCTGCAGTAAAAAGAACAGACAATGTTTTACAAATAGTTCGGGACTTAAGAAGTTCTTTACTCACAGAGTCAGATTGGACTCAATCAGCAGACAGTCCTTTATCAGACAGTAAAAAAGCAGAGTGGGTTACTTATAGACAAACTTTAAGAGACTTACCTGCAAATAATTCAAGCGCATCTTCCGTAGATGATGTAACTTTTCCAACTAAACCGAGTTAAAATATGAAATCAGTCGAAAAAACTCCTTACTACTACTGGGAAGGAGAGTTTAATGATCACTTGTGTGATGCAATTATACAAGAGGGCAACACCTTCACAGTAGAACAAGCAACCGTAGATGTAGACAGAGATATACAAACAAATTTACGTAATGGTTTAGTTTCGTGGGTTCATGATAACCATTGGATAAACGGATTAGTGGAACAATATGTAAGAAGGGCAAATGAACTCGCAGACTGGAAATTCAGAATTGAAGGAAAAGAAAAAATTCAATTTGGCACTTATCCAAAAGAAGCTTTTTATACTTGGCATCGAGATTGTGATGTAGAATCTGATTTATATAGAAAATTATCAGTTACTGTTCAATTAACAGATCCTTCTACATATCTAGGTGGTGAATTTCAAATCAAAGGATTTTCCACAGATGACATTCTAATAAATGAAGCATTAAGAAAGAGAGGAACAATAATAGTATTTCCGTCTATTTTACAACATCAAGTAACAAAAGTAACAAAAGGAACTCGACAATCATTAGTCCAATGGTACAACGGTCCTGACTTTATATAAAAATAAAACGAATAACTTAAAGGACAAAGATAAATGACTTCACATTCCAAAAACAGTTCTTGACATTACTGGTAAATTTTTGGTATAATTAACAATATTGGAGGTAAAACAATTATGGCGGCAGGAACATACAATTTCACGATAGAGCAAGGCACAACTTTCAATCGTGTAC